CAAAGTGGTGGAAAATTGGAGACCCTGGCATAAAGCAGGTGGTGTCGGTGAAAGTGTTGCTGGAAAAACGACTGCTTATGCAGCTTTGAGGCTGATTTCGTCCAGGAAACCGTATGCCGAATCTCGCGCCGCACAACTACCTATCTTCAGGGCTTCTATGGGTCTGTGGGCCGTGAGACGACCCAATGTCGTGGCACAAGAAGCGGTGAACGCGGTTTATCCCGGGTTAGAACGCCTTGCTGTGAAACAGCACTCGAAGGACGAAGTCCTTGATCTCAAGAATGTGGTCGAAAGGACCGCTAGGCCCAGGGCGATCATGCCGCCGGACCCCAAGGTGGTTGATGAGCTTGAAAGGTTGTACAAAGAGGTTTACCTCGATTTGTCTTCAGAGCAAGACTGGGCCACAGCACCGTCGGCCGAAGAGTGGGCGGAGTCACGGACTTCGGCTTACAAGGCGAAGTTCATGAAGTCCGATCCTTATGGAACAACGAGATCTTCAACCGTCTCGGACGGCTTTTTGAAGACTCAGGTGAAAGTCAAGTTGAAAGCAGGGTTTGCGTTGGAGGAGAACTATGGGCAGACCGTGCTAGCCACCCCGGCAGATTACAATGCTTTCTTTGGTCCCTGGGCGAAAATGTTTGGTAGGAATTGGCGACTTGCGACCAAGCGTGGCATCGTTTTGGATGACGGTTATAGCGACAAAGAACTGGCTCGGGAGCTCAGGAGGTTGGGTTGCTTGCCTGGTCTCTCTGACGAGAATTACCAAGCAGACGTCAGCCGACAGGACACCAGTCACACACCGGAGACCAGGGAACTGTTTTGTAGGTTGATGTTGATGTTCAACGTCCCAGAACACGTCGTCGAAGTCTACAAGAGGCACAGCGAGAAGTATGAGTACCGGTCGATGGCAAAAGGTCTCTATCGCGGGGTGGCTACTGAGAACCTTGGGTCAGGTGACCCTTTCACGCTGAAGCGCAATATTCATGAAGTACAGTTAGTCAAGATTGAGCGCTACACTTTGGCGTCGTTGAAGCAACAAACTGTCCAGTTGATAAAGGGGGATGATGACCTGTCAAACAAGATCCCTGTGCTGAGGGATCATGTTTTGTGTTGGAATATCCGGCAGACTCAACTAAAAGTGGAACACAATGCACCTCCCTATCATGCTGGACGTTTCCTGTTGCCCGACGATGTTGTTCCTGACCCGATCCGGATGATGGTCAAGGCGTTTGTCAAGAAAACTGATTCTGCTATGAGAGCAAATCAGTTGCATGAAGCGTTCTATGATCGTTACCTGCCGATTCAAGCTAAGTGGAAGGATCTGTTGGAGAAGTACTGCTTGATTGCGTATGCAGATTTTGAACCCGCTCTGATCAAGTCGTTGTTGGAACTCTATATCGCGCTGGAGAATAGGTCGTTGTTTTTCGAGTTGTTGCTCTCAGGAGAGGGAGAAAAACTCGTTGTCGTGGACTATGAGGATGACTGTGCCAGGCAAAGTCTAAAGTGGTTCACGTCAGAAGAAAAATTGTTGAGGGCTGCAGAGAGGATGGATTTGAGGCAGTTGCATGCGTTGTGCGACAAAAACGGAATTCCTTTCTTTGTCGCAAAGGGGACAGACTTTGACATGAAGAGGCGCGGTGTTTGGGCCGTGACTGATCATGCCGTTGCGGTGGTTGGTCTGACCGAGTTTAACAATGCTACGACTCTGGAAGACAGCATCAACTCAAAGGATGATGCTATTGGTGCAGGAACTTGGAAGTCAAGCCGTTCACTATAGAGACATTGAGAGACAAGTCACTGCAAAGCTTGGAAGGAACGAACACTCCAGTTTTGTGACTTTGGCGACGTTTCGTGTTGACGGTTCTGTTTCTCAGTACTTTTCTGAGGAACATAAGGCGAAGTGGGTAAGAGAACATTTGCCCAAGTCGGTGCCACCCGACGAGCCAAACGGAACCAAGCCTTCGGACAAGACCTTGGCTTTGGTTTTTGATTGTTCTTACAAGCGTGAGCCGCTTGTTCAGTGCAACTACAACACTTGGTTTCTTGAAGATTGGAGGAAAGTTGGTACTTTTCAGGAGTGATGGAGACCGGAGGTTCTGACAAGGGACCTGTTCATTTGACTGATTTTGA